TTATGAAACCACTGCGCGCTATGAGCAAAAGCACCACCATTTTAGGCACTCAGTTCCCCGGTGAAATTAAACCACCGGTCGAGGGCGATATAACCATTGTATGGACCACGAACAAAGCGGTGGTTATTTACTTAGTTGTTCGCCCTTACAACTCACCTAAAGAAATTACCGTAAACATCATGCTTGATTTAAGCAGCAACTAGGAGCACTAACCATGCGTTTATCTGGAATGAATTTTAACGTGAACTTGGGTGACATTATGGTCCAAGTTGACACGGCATCACTGGCTATTACCGACAATAGCGCAGTGAGCCAAACAAGTGGCGTGCCTGATGGTTTTGTTGATGGCGATGTAGCGGCCAGCGGTGAGCTGTCGGTTAACGCCAGTAACTTTGCGCTTATATCGGATGCGGCAAAAAGTGCCGGTTCGTGGCGTGGCATGGAACCGTTCGACATTATGTTTTATGCAAAAACCAGCAAAGACGAGCTAAAAGTAGAGGCGTTTGGTTGCCGCATTAAGCTAAGCGACATTTTAGACATAGACAAAAAAGGTGGCCAAGCCAGCCTGTTTAAAATTCCGTTTGATGTAACCGACCCCGACTTTGTAAAAATCAACGGTGTGCCGTACTTACGCGCCGAAGAAATTGAAAACATAGTGCAATAAAAGGCAGTTAGTAAATGGATGATCTAGACCACTTAGTAATTGCACAGGAACGCGCTGAGAAACGATTTACCGATCAGCGCTTAAACGGACTTAACAACAGCGGCGTGATCAGTGCAACGGACTGCATTGATTGCGGCGACCCAATACCCAAAGCGCGGCAAAAAGCCATAAAAGGTGTGCAGCGCTGTGTACCGTGCCAATCGTTAAGCGAGTAGCAAAATGAACAAATTAAAAATCAGATTGATAGGCGAATTAATAGAACGTGAGGGCGGTTATGTAAATGACCCAACCGATCGTGGTGGTGAAACCATGTACGGTGTTACCAAGGCAGTTGCCCGTGATTTTGGCTTTACGTGTGCTATGCATGACTTGCCCTATCAAACTGCATTTTTAATTTACGAGCAACAGTACTGGGCACCGTTAAAGCTTAGCGATGTTAGTAAATTGAGCGAAACACTCACCATGCAGTTGTTTGATTTTGCGGTTAACTCAGGCGTGTTAAGTGCAGGCAAGGCACTACAAAAAGCGCTAAATGTGCTTAACAAATGCCAAAGCCTTTACCCTGATTTAATAGTTGATGGCATAACCGGTAGCCGAACCATTAAAGCGTTAAATAGCTATGCTGCAGCGCGAGAAAATGACGGCTTAAATGTATTGATTGGTGCAGTAAGCGGCCAGCGAATTAGCTTGTTTATTGATATTGCGGCCAACGACGAAAGCCAAGAAAAATACACCTACGGGTGGTTACACCGCGTAGTTAATTTATAAGGAGCTAGATAATGGAATGGAAAAAAATTGCAAACACAGTAGGCGGTATTGCTGGCGCAGTAGCTCCATTATTAACAGGCCCTGTAGGTTTAGCGGTAAGTATTGGTAGCCAAATAGCAGGCGCATTAGGCACAGAAAACACACCAGAAGCAGTGGCCGCTGAACTAAAAAACAACCCTGATGCTGCGCTTAAGTTACAACAGTGGGCACACGAAGAGCGTGAGCAAATACGCCAGGCTAATATTGAGCTGCAAAAAATTGCACTTGAAGAATACAAAGCGGATTTAAACGACCGCCAAAACGCACGAACTAACAATAAAGATCATTGGATGCCGTCAACGCTCACTATCTTACTGTTTGTTTTGTTCTCTGCGGTATTAGGCGCTTTGTTTTACGGCCCCGACATTGAGCGAAACCGTGACCTAATAGTGTATTTGGTTGGCAACTTGTTCGTGCTGCTAGCTAACGCCGCTGCATTTTGGTTAAGCGCTACTAAAAGCTCGAACGATAAAGACAAATTAATGAACCTAATGCAAAAAACGGCAGGGCAAGGAGTAGCTAAGTAATGGCAGAAAATAAAGCTGATGGCTGGCATGTAAAAAAAGAAGTGAATATAGCGCATGTGCTAACAACCTTAATTGTGATTGTTAGCGGGTTTTGGTTTTTTGCTGATTTAGATAAACGCATCGACACCAATGCACAAGAGCTAAAGCACGTAAAACTAATGCGAGCCGAGTCTCAAAAAATGTTTGAGAAACGACTAGATAGCATGGATGCAAAGTTAGACAAGCTGTTAGAAAAAATGTAACGAATTAAACACTTAAAACATTAACCAAATCTAAGGAATAACCCATGAAACAAGCAATTATATTAACCATCGCCGCTACTGATTTTACTTTCAACATGACAGTGCAAGATCACAGCGACTTTGTAGACTCGGTAGCGCGTGGCGGCTCTATGACTGCAGCGTCTCACAATATGGTAATGCGCACCATTGCAGACGAGCAAAAGCCAGCGCTTAAAAAAGTGCTTGAAGCGTCGCCAGGTTCTGAGCTGCAAATAGCATCAACGCTAAAATCTGAGTTTTCACCAGTGTTGGAAATTGCCGTAAAAAAATAGAAGGGCTGATTGATTCAATCGACTCGAATCAGCTTGAACAACTATTTATTTTACGTCGTCATTTATTGCCACACGAAAGTGACGACGAGCAAAGCTTAGCCCGCGCTGGTTGGTTGTATAAAAACCAGCGCGAAAACTTAGAAAACGTAATAACCAATGCTGTGTGCAAAGCCTTTGGGGGCAAGTAAATGAGTTTACCGCAACCGCTAATGTTTACCGTTGGCATGATTGACCAAATAACAAAGCCTATTGCCAAAATAAGCAAAGGGTTAAATGGGTTAACCAACGACTACCAAGCAGGCACCATGAAAATGGCGTCGGGCGTTGCGGGTATTGCGGCCAGCGGTTATGCACTACAAAATGCACTCATGCCAGCCATAGAAATGGACCGCGCACTAGGCGAGGTTAAATCGCTTGGCGTGCGCGAATCGGCACTAAAACAACTAACCGATACCTCTTACGAATTTGCGCTTAAGTACGGCAAGTCGTCGACTGAATTTGTTAAATCTAGCTACGACATACAAAGCGCCATTGCAGGCCTTAACGATGCTGACTTATCAGCGTTTACGCTATCGAGCAATGTGTTAGCCGCTGCGACTAAATCAGACGCAGGCACTATTACCAATTACATGGGCACCATGTATGGCATTTTTAAAAACCAAGCTAATGCTATGGGCAAAGGCGAGTGGGTACAGCAATTAACAGGCATGACGGCCACCGCAGTACAAGCGTTTAAAACAACGGGCACCGAAATGTCGGGCGCGTTTACCGCCATTGGTGCGCAAGCAACCACAGCAGGTATTGCCATGAATGAACAGATGGCAGTTTTAGGTACTTTGCAAGCGACTATGTCGGGCAGTGAAGCCGGTACAAAATACAAGTCGTTTTTAGCCGGAGTGGGTAAAGCCCAAGACGCACTAAACCTAACTTTTACCGATAGCCAAGGCGCTATGCTGCCAATGGTTGACATACTAAACCAAATTAAAGGCAAATACGGCGAAACCATAGACGTAGCCGAGGGGGATGCACTTAAAAAAGCATTCGGCTCAGCCGAAGCGGTTGCCACCATAAACTTACTGATGAATGACATTGACGGCCTAGGCCAATCAATCGATTCATTGGGTAATGTAACCGGCATGCAGCAAGCAGAAAAAATGGCCATGGATATGACCGACCAAAGCCAGCGGCTAGCACAAAGTTGGTACGTAATACGCGCCGCTTGGGGCAGTGCAATACTGCCAGTGTTTAATAAGTTTGTAGGCCTTATTGCTGATATGGGTACCAGTGTTGTGTGGTTTACCGAGGCGTTCCCTAATTTAACTAAATGGATAGGCTATGCCGCTGTGGGTGTGCTTGGCCTTGTAGCCGCAGGCGGATTATTTACGCTAATGATGGGCGCAGGGAAAATGGCTATGGTTGCATGGACAGTAGGCGCTATGGCGTGGGGCGGTATAACGGCTGCACTCACCACCGGGTTAACTTTTTTAAAAGGTGCCATGCTGGCGCTAAATATTGTGATGTACGCCAACCCAATAGGTTTAATTGTGGCGGGTATAACCTTAGCAATAGCCGCTGTTGGCGCACTGATTTATTACTGGGACGATTTAAAAGCCACCATGGGCGAGTGGGGCTGGATAAAAGCCATTGGCGGTATTTTTAGCAGCGTTTGGGGCGGCATAAAAAGCATATTTAACGACACCATGGATTGGATAATAGACAAACTAAACCTGATCCCCGGTGTTGATATTGATACCAATATTGCAAGCACTTCTGTTGCAAGTATTAGCGCAATAGAGCCAATCAGAAGTAAAGCCGAAAAAGGTGGCATTACCCAGCAAATTAGCAACGCTAACCAACAAAAATCAACCCACATTGCCAGCGTAACGATTAACCCAGCCAAAGGCGATACCGATTACATGAACTTTGTTGAGATGCACTCATGAGTATTTATATCGACCTACATATTAAACACGGCGATGTGGTGTTAGATGCAGGGTACAACCCCATGTATTTAACCGATCGTGATGTTATTGCTCAAGACATTGTGCATGCCATTTTAGACACAGGCCTTGCAAACTTATTAGTAAGCGACCGAGGAACGGGCGTTACACAAGATACCCAAACACAAATAAAGCTACTGGTTGAAGATGATGTGCGCATTATGCCAGGCACGGTAAAAGTTGAGCAAAACGAGAATCAAAAAGGCCAATGGTGGGTACACGCTAAAACCATCGAATTTGGCGCTATTTCATCATTGATCATAGAGGCGCAATAATGGCTGACTTAACCCCAATAATTGACTTTAAACGCATTGTAGAAAAAGCGGGTATACCCACCACCGAAGAGGGCTGGAAAACGCTATTTAAACAAGACGTAGATGAAAGCGGCAGTATTATTGCTAACGACTCGCCTTATTCACCATTTTGGCGACTTATTAGCGCGATTGTGGCAAAGCCTGCCACATGGGTAGTGAACAAAATATTAATTGAAAAAATACTCCCTAATCTGTTTTTGCAAACGGCCACTGATAGCGAGTTTATTGAAGCCAAAGCATGGGAGCACGACCTAACGCGTAAAAGTGAAGAGCGAGCACATGGCAAAGTGCGATTTAATCGCGCAGCAATTACAGGCCCAGGTTTATTAATTAGTGCTGGCACGGTAATACAAACCGACGCGATAAACGGCACGGTTTACCGTGTGCTAACGATTGATGATGTAATTTTACCTGAAAACCAAGCAAGTGTATTAGTGCCTGTTGTTGCCGAAAATGCAGGGGCAGCATACAACCTAGGCGCAGGTTATTACCATATTTTACCTGAGTCGGTAACGGGTATTGCCAGTGCAGTAAATGATGAAAACTGGCTTGATGCGCTTGGCGCGGATGCCGAGACAAACCGAGATTTAAAACTACGCACCCGTAATGCATTTACCGCTGCAGCGCCTTGGCACATTGACGCCGTTTACCGCGCTATTTTAACCCAGCGCAGTGGCCTTGATACCGACAATATATTTTTTGAACACGATGCACCGCGTGGCCCTGGTACTGCCAATGCCTATATTTTGTTAGACACCGGCACACCTAGCCAGAGCTTAATTGATGATTTAAACGAATACGTAATGGAAAAAGGCTTCCATGGTCATGGCGACGATTTACAAGTAATAGCGATGCCAGGCATTAATGTAAGCGTAGGCGTAACCATATACCCACACGATTATTTATTAGCGACCCAAGTAACCGCGTTGCTAACAAACGTTGAAAACTTTATACGCAGTGCGTTTAGAGAAAACACAGATTACACAGTGACTAAAACACAACCTGCTAGCCGCTTTAGCTTTAGCCGATTAAGCCAAGAGTTACATAGAGAGTTTGACGGTATCGATTCATTAAATTGGCACCAAACCGATATAACAAGCCAAAACAATGTACCGCGCTTAAATACGTTAACCATAGAAAATGGTAATGCACTATGAACATAAACTGGCAAGCGCTAACTAAAATGCCTTACTGGCTGGCTAGGCCAGCAAGTGAGCTAGATAAACTACGCCAAGCCGCTGTTATTTATTGGCAGCGTGTAGCCGACATGCTGGCATGGCCTGCAAAGCAACTTGACCCAATGACCGCTGAACTTGAGTTGGTTAATTTGCTCGCATGGGAGCGAGACATTACCCAAATACCTAACGAAACCGAGCTGATGTACAGAACGCGCGTTAAGTATGCTTTGCCATTTGCTAAAGGGGCAGGGAGCAAAAGCGGCTGGTTAGATATGTTTGAAAAGCTCGGTATGCCATGGATAACCATTGATGAGCGTATAAGTAAGGTTGATTGGGATGTGGTGAGTTTGCAACTGCTGGATGCCGACTTAGGAGAGCGTCAAAACTTAATAGACGCAGTATGTAGGCAGTATGGACGTACAACTAGACGCTATCAATACGACACAATTGCCAGTATGCCGCTTGTATCACCACCAAATGATTTTGCATTAGATAGCTTAACGGGGTTTGCAAAATTAGCAGAGAGTACGAGTCCAAAGCTAGGTTTAGCGTTAATGGATAACGAATCAGATTTTATTATTGCATCAAATACACAGCTTATTAGCTAAAAAGAGGAAAAACTATGGCTTCAATCATTACAATTGCAGGTGAAAAACTTTTCGCAGCAAAAGCGCAAGCTAATGAGCAGCTCGACATTGATACGTTTATTTTTGCAAACGTTCCGAATCAGGATTCGGCTGAACCTATTAGCCGTGATGAAGAGTTACCAAATGCTTATATTGTGCATCAACAAGCAGTACAGCAAGTTGGAAGAATTAATGAGAATGTGGTGGTTTACTCCACTGTGTTAGACAGTATTACAGGACCGTTTGAATTTAACTGGGTGGGATTGTATTCATCGGTAAACAATACGCTGGTAGCAATTAACCATATACCAGTT